CATGGCTTCTCCAGTATGAACAAGCCGCATTTCGTGGATCATGTTTTTGACGACTGGCGTGTACTTGAGAATCTCGCCGTATCCCACGACTATTCGGCGCCGATCAAACGTGGCGGACTGGACTAGCACGTCGATCGTCGGTGAGAACGCAAACTTGACGGCGGGATCTTTGGCAATTTCGGCTAGGTGCTCCAGTAGTTCTTTTTGTGTCTCGGCCGTAAACGCCACGGAGTTCACGACGCGACCATCGGGCAATGAAACGGAGCGTGTGGCGAAGTAGCGGGTGTCGTCCATAGAAGCTTCTACGGCGACGACTCCGCCGGCAGGGACTTCTCCTTCGTAGAGCAAGTCTGGCCAAAGGCCGTGTGGGATCCAAGAGTTCGCGGAGGCGACCCACATATTTAGAGAGCCGCGAAGGAAGAGTGCTCGATCGGGGCCTTCGGATTCTTGGCGCAAAGTCTCGATCGTAAGAAAGTGTCCGATCGCTGGGTTGCCCCAATACCACGACGCCTCATGCAGCGGATCCAGCGAAGGCTCGGGCGACCATTCCGCAAAGTAGAACGACGAAGGCTTTTTAAGATCAATGAGCCTAAGCGCGTTCTCTCGGTGACGGATAAACAACTTTGACGCTTCCGTGCCGGCCGTAGAGAACATGGCAGTCAAGGGTGAGCGTCTGGCGCGTTGAGCCGGCAAGAGTCCTGCTTCTACTTCGTCGGAGACGTCAAACAATTCGTCAATGATTGCCAAGTCGATTGTCATGCCGTGGCCGACGGAGGGCCGTGCTGCTTTGACATACCATTTGGAGCCGTCTGGCATTGTCGCTTGATAGCGGCCGTAGGACATAATGACCTTGGCGCCGCATCGCTTTTCTAGGATCGGTGCGATCTCTTCAAAGAGCATGCAGGCAAGATCGAGACGATGCGAAAGCGAGACGACGGTTTGTCGCTGGCCGCGAATCTTCGGCATCTCGATCAGCCAAAACAGAATGAGCGCTTGGATGACTGTTGTCTTCCCGTTCTGTCTGGCTACCGACACAAGGCTCGACCTATGCACAAGATCCTGATCGGCGTTAAATGTAAGCATCTGATCCAATACGTGCATCTGCCAAGGGAGCATCGTTAAGCCGAGAAGCTCCTGGGCTATGTCCCCCACAATTGCCGCCCACGATCCGACTCCGTCTGGGCTAATCGTTTCCAGTCTCGGCCGGTCATGCGCGATCGCCGCTGGTTCCGGCTGGTTCTGGCCGTTCTTGGTAAAGAGTTGGATGGGGCTCGGGGGCGTTTCACTTCTATACAAAAAACCGTTTTGAGTAACATTTCGTTTTTGTATTCTGATTGCGTCGTTTTTGTTTTTGTATGTTGCTCCGCGTGATGAGTTGCATGGTTTACAAGCCGGCACAAGTCCGTCGGCAATGCTTCCTCCTGCGTCGTGCTCGACTAGGTGATCGGCTTCTGTTGCTTTATTTTTTTGGCACCAATGACAGAGTGGTTCGTCGCGTAGGAGTTGGCGTCTTGCGTCTTTGTATGCCTTGGTGTCGTACTCTGAGCGTGGACGTGTCATGCTCCCGCGCCTTCGGCTTGGGCTAGCGCGGCGCCAGCGCCTTGCTTTCGGTAGTAGTAGTAGTTCATCATGTCGGGCTCGTCTCGGTTGAGTTGGGTTTGTTAACGGTATGTGATGCCGGCACGGTAAAGCCTAATGCGGTAATGCTCACCCACGGGATGCACTCACTCCGTACCCTTCCACTACCTAGCCGATTATGTTGACGGCTCGCTTCGTCGCTTCGCCTAATTCATTTCGGTTGCATGTTTCAGGACGCGACGATCTACCCACGTTCCCGTGTGTTACCAACTGCCGTGCGAATGGCTTAGGTCGTGAGACTTATGAAGTTTGTAGTTTCAAATACTTAGCAATGAAGTCAATATCCGCTGGCCGCCACACCCATACGACGGCGCCTTGTTCAAGCGTTGTAATCCATCGTGATTGAAGTGGTGAGATCTTGCCTTTATCGCTTTTAAGTTCTGCGAATATAACACGCCCTTTAGGGTGCGCTAGGACAAGGTCTGGGAAGCCGTGATCGCCTAATTCATGAGTAGCCCAAATACCACGTTTGTTCATAGCCGGCATCGGATGATGCACCAGCCATCCGTGCATCTTTGCCAGATTGATCACGATCTTCTGAAAGTCTGATTCGGTCATCGTCGGGCCTGTTCAATGAGGACGTCGCGCTGCAAAGTGAGCCATGTGATCTGTAATTTGAGTTCGTCAATGCCAATAAGTAAATCTTGGATTTGATAGTGCTGATCCCTAAGCCGTGAAGCGGACGGGTCGGAAGCATCAAACTTCATCACTTGAGGCGATCGATGACGGTGGAGGCTTGTGCGCCTGTAAGCGTCTCCAGGACAACGTCTTGCACTCCTAGCGTCCCATGGATGAACTCCAGTAGGTCTAGGTCGTTTAGTTCTTTGCCCCGTGCCAACGCTTTAAGAAAGCCGATCTGCTTCGGTGTAGCGAATTGCCCAGACGAGGAGGCGTGGGTCTCATCCTTTGAGGGACTCCCCGTCCGGGACACTTTAGACATCTCTTCGCGTGACGGCCGTTTACCGTGTGTCGCGTAGCCAGCATTTGCCAACGCGCGGCCGATGCTTGATGTCTCACAATTCTCAATGTGCGCGGTCTTATTGACTGGCGACGATCCACGGACTTCTTCTGCGTACCCTGTCGCCTTGGGCCATGTGTCTATGAACTCAAAGAACACTTCGGCACGGAAGATCACTTGATCACCATCTTGCGCGATAAGCGCCGTCGCGATGCGGCCGTTCGGGTGATCTGCCCAGAATCGGATCAGGCGATCTTCTACCGTTTCGTAGTTGCTAAGGTCAAACGGCACGTTGACTCCGTTTTGGTTTTGCTTCTGCTTGAAGATCTCTTACAAGTCCGTCCACAAGATATTTTGCCATTTTCTTAGTTGTCTCAAGTTCGTCAAGCAAGTCTTCAATGAGCGTCTTAGCCATTCGTTTATTTAAGCCTGATCGATTTGCTGGAATGCGACCTAATTGCTGTTCCAATGAATATATAAACATATATTGCTTGTGTGTGGCTTCGTCTTGCCATGCCATGTCGGGTGTCCTTTAGTCGGTATGAGTAAGCGAATTGTACACGTTGAACGCGGCGCGAAGTTGATCCTCTGTCTGGAATGTGCGCGTCTCTAAGAACACTTCTACGGCTTTAGCAAGATCGTCAATTGCTGCCTTCTTAACGCTTGAGCGCGTAACTGCTGGGAAGTCAAGTCGCATTGCGGCGCCGTGTTCGTCTCGATATCCGTAGTGCATGTAGATCTGAGAGCCGTTGCGTTCTTGCTTCAATGCAAACACCCAGCCGTCTTTGTGCAACGCTGAAAGTGCGCCTGAGATCTGGCCGTGATGTAGCCCTAGTTTGCCTGCTAGTTCTTTCCACGTGTAGCCGACTTTGCATCCTTGCAGCGTTTCGAGAATCTGCTTTTGCCGTGATGCCGTGACGCCTGATGCGTCTTCGGAGATTGCGCGAGCCTTAGAAGTTTCTGAGCCGGCAACGTGGCCTGAATGTCCGTTGTATGGGAGCGAAGGGTGGAATAGGTCGGTCATGAGTGCGCCTCCAATGCTTGAATTGCTTTGTCGAGTGTTGTGATGTCGTAGAGCGGCATCGGTACTTCTAATGTGAGCGAGTTGCGTAGTGCGCGTACTCGTCGGATGAGATCGGCGTGTGGATTTGGTGTAATGATTTCGTCAATGAATGCAAATAGTTGTTTTCGCATTTCTTCGCTAATGCCGCTTTCGGGATAGGGCGCTTCGTTCACTTTGCAGTCCTCCAAGGATTCCAGCCTGAGTTTAGGTATATCGCATGGGTAGCGCGAAGTGACGTGGTGGCGTTAAATAGGTCGGAGCATTCGTCCAAGATGCCTTTTGCTTGTAACCATCCGATCGGCCATTGCGAATTAGGTAGACACCAAAAGCCGTTGATCTGGGTGAGGCCATAGGAGCCGCCCATGGGATCGTCAATGTTGTGCGCGTGCGGGAGGCATCGGGATTCGCGATGAATGACCAAGTCAAGCGTGGCCAGTTGATCGGCTGGGAAGCCGAGATCGAGTGCTAGTTGAAGCGCGTCGTCGCACGTGGCGATTGTTGTGATTGTGGTGGTCGTGATCGGGACTGATGCCGGCACGACGACTTCTATGGCTGGCATCTCAGAAGGCTCTGGGAGGCTCCTAGCAACGCCTAGGAACGCCGTTAGCGCCCATAGGCTACCGATGACGCTTGCGATGATTTGTGGGGCTGTAATCATTGTTTCTCCAATTCGTAG